TATATTTCCTACTTAGTTGTGTAATCAGGGATTCGTTCGACTAAAGTCTTGAGGGCACGCACATATCCGAACTGATCCGCCACCCAACGATCCCAGTTAGGTATTTCTTTGTAGTTCTTCTGAGAAACTACGTTGCTCATGGTGTCTTCTATCTCTTCCAGAAGAAGCTCCTTGAGGCGCATCATGGTAGGTCTACTAGCTAACAGATCATTAGATACTGCCTCCTTAGATGCTAGGTCTCTAGAATTCTTGAACCAGAAAGACGATACCTTCAAGCCACAGGCCCCTCTTCTTCCACCGGTGGTTGCTCTCCCTCACCCGGTACGGGAAGCTGGCCCTCTACCTCTACGTTCTCCTGTAGCCTCTGAGACAGACGCTGAATCTCAGCCGTCTCAAATAGACGTACGTTATCCTGTACGAGAGCAAACTTGCGAAGACCTGGAAGTTCCTCGAATACCAGATGAGCCAGTCTCTTACCAGAGACGTGAGAGATAACAGTCGGGTCTTGGCTAAGAGGTGAGTTGAGAGCCTGCATCAGTGACTGGAGTAGCTGCTGAGTGGCAGCAAAGTGGCGGGAGCCAATAGGCCGAAGTTTGCCACTAGCAGCAATATCATCCCTAGTTATGGTAGCAAAGGTCTGAGACCCAAGATCAGAATCCATTACGGATATGACGTCACTTCCGGTAAGGTTACGACGTGCTGACTCCAGCATCAAGTTAAGGACAGGTTCAAGGAACAGCCGCTCGAACTGGGAAATCTTCTCTTGGAAGATACGACTGGCGTATGTGTCCAGGGTCTGAACCTCAAACGCAGTCTTCTCCCCAGGAGTTCGGATACCCATAGCCTGACGAGGGGCGCCAGCGAAGTCCTCCATCTTCTGCTCTATGTCACGTATCTGTAAGTCAGCATTGAGGGCTGTAGTGTCTGGGTGCATGAACGTAACGTCCGCATCTTCGGCACAGTAGATCTTCTCTCCGGGGGCGTATTCGTACTCTTCTACATCTCCACGAATCTTCTGTACCGGGTGGGCAATCATATCGAATACGTCTGCCTTGAGGTTCTCAAGGTGGTTCATTCGATACTGCATACCGATAAGCAGATCAAGCGGACCTTGGGCATACAGGTTATCAGAACGCTTACGCCAACCAACGTGGACACGGTTGCTCTTACCCAGCCAATTAGGATTACGAATCTTACGAAGAATCTTACGACGATCCACAATAGTAATGAGGTGGTTCTCTAGAAGCTCACCAGTAGTGGTGTCATAGATGTTACCATCAAACTCTAGAATCTCTACATAGGACGAGCCATAGTACTCAGACAGACTAGAGAACCCATCTACTGTCAACCCCCGTGCCTTATTGACATCTGCTGGTTTATAGCCAGCTACTGCTTGACGAGTCTTCACAATATCATCGAATACTTGGGCGTCGTACTGTAGGTCAGGACGATGCTTGACGTCCCAAGCCAGGTCCCCTAATGTTTTGATATATCGGACTATTTTAGGAGTCTTGTCAAAAGAGATTGCAGTTGGATTAAAAACAATGTCGTACGGACTAATGCGCCGTAGTACAGGCCCCTGATATACGACGTACTCCTGCTGAGTTTCTTCGTCAACTGCTGTCTCTCGTATGTAGATTACTTCCCCTGTGGCATTACCAGAATCAATATAGTCGTACAATAGTTCTGAGACAGTATCTGCAAAGTTACTAGTACGAGTCTTGTTCTCCATATAAGCTTCGATAGCCATCTGCTTATCTTTAATCGAAGACTCTTGTGAGTGCCCCTCCCACTTCAACCAGTTGTCATTAGGGAACAAGGCCGCCATGTAGTTGGCGTGCAGATTATCTCTAATCTGGGTGAGCTTTGGGATTACTGTCCTGTTTTTCCAAGGAAGATGAGACCCGCTAGTGGTAGAGGTGTCTGTTGAGAACAGGTACTCCCTGATCTCCTTAACCATTTTTATCCATCCTTGCCGGCCATTGTCAAATCCTTGGTACATATTGACAATCTCATCCACCAGCTCGTCCGGCTCAAGGATGTTATTGATTTCTAAAACAGTTCCTGTTGCCATTAAGCGGCTACTCCGCCGAAGCGTGAATGGAAGGGAAGTACTTTCTTATCACGATTCTGTCTAGCAAACCTGATTGGAGGACAGGAGATGGCGATAGCCGAGGCAAGACAGTCCTTGATGTCGTCGTGTGGGGGGTGCTTTAGTACAAGCTCTTCCTCAAGTAACTGGCAATTTCCACCCTTATAGTGCCACATAGAAAGATTATCGTATCGAGGCTCTAGTGTAGATGCGATACGCTCTTCCTTAGTGCCCTCATTACGAGTAGGGCGGTACTCCTCAATACGGATAGACAGCCCGTTAGGTTTGATGTACCCTTCTTTAAGCTCCCGTACAATAGCCTGCTGGGCTATAGTGATCTCAGCTCGCAGCTTTGAGTACTCCCACTTGACGTAAGAGTCCATGATAGCTTTGTAGTAATCCGAGATACGATCAGTCTTCAGGGTTATAATATCTAGGACGTACACGTTATTAGTAGCATCAACTCCGATGACTACCAGTGCTGTCCAATCAGCCTTCTTGCCACGACTAAAAGCAAAATCAATAGCAGCAAATACATTTAGAGTATTCCCGTTGTACGCCCAACGTCCATTGCGGCGGTCTAATAGAGCACGATCGTAATACTGGAACGTGGAGGGATTGACTGCTGGATTCTCACGATCCTCTGGACGATTGTAGTACTGGGCGTAGAACTGTGTGGCATCCATGTACTTCGATCTTTTCTGGGCCAGGATGTTCTGATCGAATCCAAACCACTTACCATCGTATCGACGTTGACGTGGCCACAGGAACTCACCTGAACCATCTCCTCTATTCTCTACAGGCCGCTCGAATACTTCGTAGACTTGCTCGACGCCTAGAATTTCCCCATCTTCGTCGTACTTCTCGTACTCCATCTGCATCATGTTCTCGTACAGATCCTTAGGGTGGTACCGAGTACCTACTGCCCACTCTTTAGCCTCGGCCGATTCAATAGAGGCCAACAAAGAATACGTATCCCGTACCTTGCTCCTGCCCTCTTCAGTGTAGGCGTTTTGTCTAACTACCAAGTCGTCAAGGATAACAATATCAAAGTGCATACCTGTGATAGTTGTTCCGAGACCTGCTGTAAAAACCGTCGGATCTCGTATACCGTTCTCTCTACGTGAGGGGTGATCCAACGCAATTTCACGTACGTTCCAAAGCTCACGTTTACCTTCCTCTACATTGATGTGATCGGGCCAGTATCGGCGGTAGATGTCAGAAGTAATGAACTGCTTAATAAGACTGAGCTGTTTCTCAGCTAGGGTGGTCGTAGCCGAGATGTACAGGATAGTCTTAGTCGGATCTTTCGTAAGCTCCCACGCCGCCCTATAGGCGATCAACCGGGACTTGGAATGGTCTCGTGGAAGTAGTACGAGTTGATGGGTCTTAGCATCCTCTCTCGTCCACCACGAGCAAATCTCTTCGTGGATCGCTCCCAAGACTTGGTACGGGGCAATAAGACGAATAAACGTAACGAGGTCAGCTTCCGCTGCCTCACGAATCTCCTGGAGTTTTACATTCTCCGGAAGTTTACTCATAGTTTGTCACGAGCCACGCCCTTGCCATTTTCGTACATACGCATGCCTCCCATGCCGAGCATTCCGAACAGCAGCGTCATAAGGGTTGCTATGTCTAGCTCCGGGGGAACTGGTATTGTCGCTATCAAGGAGTACCAGGCGAGCAATGGGCGAACAACGAACTGATAGGACAGTGCTACGGCACAGATCCACCCCACTGCGGGGCGCCATCCGGCTACAAACAGACTACCAGACTTGGCCTCTTCTTTATTGATCTCCATCTGGCCCAGAGCCACCTTGACATCGGCGTCTAGGAACGCCAGCTCCCCTCTTTGAACCAGCTCGGCTAGCCGTATTTTTGCCTCTGCTGCTGCTGCCGGGTCTGGCAATACCTTACCTAACACCTGCCCAATGACTGGGAGCAGCGCACCCCACATCACTTAACTCCCTCGTGCTCAATAGAATAGTGATTACCGTCAGGTCGTGAAAACCTGCCACCCCAACAGCACGTGTACTCTGGTGTAGACAACGATTCCCAGAACACTCCTAGGGGTTCATGTGCTAGTGAGTAGACTTGGTACTTACCGTCAATAAATAGATTAAGGTCTATTGCGAGACGTTGAGTATGTAGACTATTACTAATTCCCTTTCCTGATCTCGCATTAAGATCCGCCTGGACGGGGGTACGGTACGTTTCCCCAAACGACAGTTCATATCCCTGAGAGTATGCGTACTCGATCAATTTAGCCACCAGTTTAACGAAGACTCGTTGTT